CATACTTGCAAAATGGTTGGTGTACAAAATTCATTTTCTGATTTATACGAACAAGAGATGAATAAGTATAGCGTACATAAACCAGAGTACAGTGAGGATGACGATTCTAATGCATTGTACGATTCAATCTTTGGAGACCAGCCGAAGGAAGGTGAGTAACCTTGCCTGAGGTAAAATCAGAAAAACAATTAGCAAATGAGAAGTCCGAGCGTATTCTTGAAGGCTTTGCCGTTTGGACTTCTTTTTATCGTGCAAATCCGCATCGATTTGCAAAAGATTATCTAAACATAAATTTGAAAAAATTTCAAGCGATCATCTTATATGAGATGAATAGAGAAAATTACAGTATGTATGTTGCCAGCCGGGGTTGGCCACAGAGAATTTGCGGGATAATTACCCGCCGTTCTCTTTTTTAAAGGAGAACAATATGAAAAAGCTTCGAAAGTTATACTTGGCCCCGCCGCATAAAACATGCGGATGAAAAATGGCGAAAAATCGGTGAAGGCTAAAGCTTGTTGCCATGCTAATACCGAGGTAACCTATCAGATTGCGAGAGGCTGATAGAAACCGTAACGCGTAGGATTGAATAAATATAATATCCCAAGAGTCCGCCACGTCCCAAGTGGACGAAAATGTACGCTAAACAGAGATGGAAATGACCATCTGATGAAAATAAGGGAAACCTTCTGAGCGTAGGATAAAAAGCCTACGGATAATAACAACTGCAAGGCAAAACATATATACTCAGCATTTTCTCTGTTATAAGGTGCATTCTATATCCTGGAACTAAGATAGTAATTAGCTCGGCTACCAGATCCCAAGGAAATGAAGTGCTCAAAAAGATTACAGAAGACCTCATGAAAAACTATAGTTGGGGGTCAGATGATCTGTGCCGTGAAATAACATATTCTTCGGTTGGTGCAAATAGAGCAATAATTGAATTTGCAAATGGTTCTTGGATAAGCGTTGCAACTGCATCTGATACGGCTAGAGGTATGAGAGCAAATGTACTAATTTGTGACGAATTCTGGCTTATAGAACTTGACACAATCAATACTGTTTTAAGGCGATTTTTGACAGCCCCGAGACAACCTGGGTATTTAAACAATCCAAAGTATTCCAACCTTACGGAACGAAATAAGGAAATCTATGCTGGCTCCGCATGGATGAAAAGTCATTGGTCATATGACAAGTGCAAAACATATTTCGTAAACATGTTAGACGATAACAAAAAATACTTTGTTTGTGGATTGCCATATCAAATGGCTATCAAGGAAGGGCTCCTCATGAGGGAACAAATAGAAGATGAAATGTCTGAGGCTGATTTTGACGACATGAAGTTTTCTATTGAAATGGGGGCTTTATTCTATGGGGATAATGAAGGGTCGTTCTTTTCCTTTGATGATATATCTCCTAATAGGAAATTAAAAACTGCTGTATATCCTCCACTATTTCAGAATAACAAATCCTTAAAGATTCCAGAATTGGCGGATGATGAGAGACGAATACTATCTCTTGATATAGCCCTCATGGCTTCTACAAGGCATAACAATGATGCGAGTGCTTTAATAATAAATAGTGCCTTGCCAACGAACAAGAATAGTTATAGGTCAAACATTATATATATTGACACATATGAGGGACTGACAGCTGATGAACTTGCCTTAAAGACAAGGCGTTTATTTAAGCAGTACAATTGCACAGACCTGGTTCTAGACGCAGCTGGACTTGGCCTAAGTGTTTTCGATATGCTTGCACAAGACATGGTTGACACAGAAACTGGAGAATTATACCCAGCGTTATCATGTTGCAATAATCCAGATATGGAGGCGAGATGCAAAGACCCTTCTGCGCCAAAGGTGATATGGGCGATAAAAGGTAGTGCTTCTTTTAATACGGATATTGCCGTACAGTTGAGAAGTGGTTTCCAACAAAAGAAGATAAATCTTCTTGTGTCAGAAATCAATGCTGACGAAATACTCGCAGACAAAATCAATGGATATGCAAAGATGTCACCATTTGATCAAATGCAGTATAAGATGCCGTATGTACAAACCACACTATTAATCTATGAGCTTATTAGCTTAAAGCATGAAATAGTCGGTGGCAATATACGTGTGAGAGAAAAGACTGGCATGCGCAAGGATAGATACTCTTCTCTCGCATATAACTATTGGGTCCAATGCGAGCTTGAGCGTGAGTTATTACGAAAGCCTAAAACAGAATTAACAATGCAAGATTTTGCAAAGAGACTGAACAGTCTTAATAATAAACCAATAATGTATTAAGAGGAGGTGAGATACAAATGGGCAAGAAAAAAGATGTGTATGTAAAAGCATACTCTAAGGAACAATATGATGCAGACGAGGCGAAGTTTGTTGAAGCAGAAAAGACTGGAGTTGTTGACTGGACGTCTTTTCGGAGATTAATGCTTCATGACTTATGTGTTAGCGGACATTTCATTAATACTGGGAAAATAGGTGAATGGGGTGTACATGATGTCCTTGATGCCATGAGGCATCCTTGGAGTGCATGGCGCACACTACTCGCAGTGTCTGATGAGCTAATGCGTATCTCGCCGCATTACTATAGGCTGAACATGATGTTCAGTAATATGGCAATATTTGACTGGGGCATTGATTTGTATGGCGTTTCTCCATCTTCTGACATGGAAAAACTGAAGGATCGATATACAAAACTTTCAACAAAACTTGAAGACATGCATTTAAAGTATGAGTTCTCCAAGATCATGAAGGTATTGCCATATCAGGATATTTTTTGTGGCTTGCTTATGGAAAATCAAAGCGACTTTTTCATTCAGCAAGTCAATGTAAGGATATGTAAGCTTATTCATATACAGGACGGCTTATTCAATTTTGCAATAGACCTTGACAAAATTGATGCAAGGTTTTTAGATGCCTTCCCCCCATATGTTCAAGAGGCTTACTTAAAGCGAAAAGATAGGCCTGATAGTATAGACAGATGGTATGAGCCTCCATCTGATAAACAGATTTGTATTAAATTCAATACGCAATGGCTCTACCCTTATCCTATGTTTATAGGACTAATTCGTGACATCATAGACCTGGATACATACAAGAAATTAAAGTTACAGTCTGCTCGTACAGACAATTACAAGGCTATCCTTGTAAAAGTGCCTATAGATGAAAAGCAGATTGATAAACCTTTGTTAACGCCAGATACATTGTCAATATTTGCCGGAATAAACAAGGAGAACATGAGCCCTGATATCGGTCTTATTCATACCCTTGGCTCAGAAGGCAAAGCTGTTAATTTCAAAGATTCAAGTAATACAAGAAACAATGTTTCTGATGCCGTAGATGAACTGTACAACTCTTCTGGTGAGACACGGGAGTTGTTCAATGGTTCTTCTTCAGGTACCGCTGTAACGTTCTCTGTAGAGAATGATGCTGGTTTTATTTACAATGTGTATCGGCAGATGGAACAATGGGTCAATAGGCTTATAAAGATTCGAAAGTATAACACTTCACAATTCAAATTTCATTTTTATTTGCTTGATATAACAATCTTTAACAGGGATAAGGTTATAGACAGATACAAGAATGCTGCGACCCTTGGTGCAACTGTTGTGGACAAAATGATGGCTGCTCTTGATATGACACCATCACGTTTGCTCGGATCTTATTTGACAAATACTTTGATTTATGATTTTAAGAACAATTTTGTACCTTTGAGTTCCACGTACAATTCCTCTGCTGACCAGGAAAACACTGGCGGACGGCCAACTAATGAAAGTCAGAATGAGCCTCTGGATGAGCAAGGGGAAATCACTGCCAACAATGATTCTAATATGGATAGATAGGGGTGAACCGCATGGAAAAAATTAAGAGGTCTGCCCTGTCAATTCCAGTAATGTTTGAGAAAACAGAAGACATTGGCAATGCGGACGAAAGATTTACAAAAGTAAAAATTTGGCTGATGCATTTAGGAAGGAACGTGAATGGTTCTTTCTTTGACAAAGAAGTTGTAGATGAAGCCATCCCCTCTTTGGGGTACATACCGATTGTTGGTTTTATTGAAGACAATCGTATGAATGAGGAAGACTTCTCCGACCATAGATATGTATTAACAAGGACTGTTAATGGCATTGAGGAAAAGTATAAGGGAATCGCATATGGCGTTATTCTATCTTCTGATGATAATAATGCACACTATGAAGACAGGCTTTGCGATGATGGATATACAAGAACATTTCTTGTTGTAGACGGAATATGTTGGAACATGTTCGAAGAGTCTACGGCAATCTTGCACAGAGATATGGTAAAGGCGCAAAGCATGGAACTTCAGCAAGACGAAGACTCGTTTGATGGTTATGAGGATGAAGATGGATACTTCCATTTTACAAAGTTTTCATTTAGGGCGAGTTGTATTCTTGGTGATGACTACGAGCCAGCAATGGCAAATAGTACTGTTGAAGTACAGTTCACTATGAAGGATTTTGTTGATTCACTTCATAAGGAACTTGTCAATAAATATACCGCTTTCACTAAGTTAATTAGTGATAGCACAAATTCTACGGTTGATGACAATATATCGACCGAAGGACAAGGAGGTAAAGAAGGAATGCCAAATACAGACTTTAGTACTGTATTGGAGATGTTCTCCGAAATCTCCGCAAAAGTAGCGTCCCATGAGAATTATGTAGATAGATGGGGAGACGAGATGCCTCGTTTCTTCGCTCGTGACATTCAGGATGAAGAGATCATCGTCGTGGATGCCAAAGACAACTACAATTTTTATGGTGTATCTTTTGCAGTTGATGGCGATGAAGTTGTCATTAATTGGGATGAAATGAAGCGCAAGAAAATCGTATACGAAGACTATCAGGAAGGTCAGAGTGAGATTGAAGGAGCGTTTGATTTTGGCGAACACATCTCCAAAATTGAAGAAACTGCTTTTGAGAAGGTAAATGCCGAAAAGGCTATTGCTGAAGAACTTCAGCATAACATTGATGCCTTGAATGAAAGCAACGGCGAGGTCGAGGCCAACTATGCTCAGATCAAAGCCGAGTATGATGAAATCAAGCCTAAATATGATGAGTATGTAAAGGCGGAACAGGAACGAGAGGCAGCAGAATTAAATGCTAAGAAAGATGCGGAGTTTGCTATTTATGAGCAGCAGCTTGCCGACGAGCCTGAATTTGTTGCATTAAAAGAGAAGAAGGACGAGCTTAGCCTTCGTGATATCGAAGTAGAGTGCTCTATTCTTTTTGCTCGAAAGAAGTTGCCTGAAGTTCAGGTCACTTATTCTAAGTCTAACAAAGAACCCATTAAAGCTGGTATTGATGAAAGCGTTGACGATGTCAGCGATTCTGAACTGTACTCCAGATATGGGATTATGAAGTAATGATTATTAGGGAGGTATATAGATATGGCTTATACTGTTTTTGAGTCTACCAACATGGCTTCCACGAAGTATGCAGAGAGAATTTTTGATGCGGTTGCTGAGACCGATATCGAGAATGGCACTTTCGGTTACTTGGGTGAGCAGAACAAAGACTATGTTGGTCATGTAGTTTACAATTTTGAAGTTGGTACAACTGAAGGTCTGAAGGCCGGAGAGATTGTTGTGGCTGATAATCCGGCATGGAAAGAGGACGAGTCCAAGATTACTAATCAGCGCCGTGATGCGTATGTGATTCCGGCTGGCACCGTCTTCCGTGTTCGTGTTGTCCGCATGAATGATGAATTCGCTGTTTCCGAACTTGGCTTCACCGCCGCAACTAAGTCTGTTGCTACTGAGGAAACCGATTTTATCGAAAATGATGTTTATGTAACTATTGATGCCGCTACTGGTAAGTTGGTCGCTGCCACTAGTAAGCCCGCTTCTGGTGCTTTGATTGGTCGCATTATGCGCAAGCGTACTGTTGGTGCCGCCATTGTTACTCCGGCTCGCACTTATGGTTCTGCCACTGCTATGTATGAGATCAAAGTAATTGGCGTAGCCGTTGCGGAATAATTTCATACTATAGATAAAGGAGGTAGAACTATGTCTAAGAAAAACTTTAGTGCTGAAAATCAGAAGATTTATAACCTGATGCTGGATCTGGCTCGTTGCCAGTATGCACAGCATGTTGACAAAGAAGGTGTTTCTCGCAAGGACCTTGAAGAGCATCTGCGTGAAACCATTAAGAACGATGTTCTGGGCGGAGCTACTCTGTATCAGGCATATCGTCGTAACAAGAACCTTATTTTTGAACTGATTGAGGAAGTCGTTAACACCGTTATCGGAGAAGACGTTCTTGATTCCCAGTTCATTGATGAGTTTGTTGAAGTAAAGCGTCGTGATCTTGGCGATACTACTGCGTGGTATTCCGAGGGCGGTCTGCTGACTGTTGCCGAATTCGCTGGCAATCATTGGGACACCAATCGTCAGGCTCTGGATCTGGGCGAGGAATACACTTTACCAAAGTTCTGGGTATTTGTACATGTTTATGAAGAGTTCGAGCGTTTCCTGCTTGGTATTACCACTCTGGAAAAGATGACCGACAAGCTGTACAAGTCCTTCAACAAATATCTGAAGGAGCGTATTTATGCTACGTTCTCTTCTATCGCACAGGCTGCTCCGGCTGAGCTGTCTGCACAGGGCAATAGCGAGGCCGCTGTTGGCACTCTTTCCGACAAGGTTCGTGCTGCTGGCGGCTACTCTACTCTGACTATCGCTGGTACCCGTGGTGCTCTGCGTAAGCTGAAGGCCATTATCCCGGATAAGACGTTTGCTGATTCTCAGAAAGAGGCCAATGCCAGCACTGGCAACATTGGTTATTGGGAAGGCAACAAGGTTATGGTTATTGAACAGGCTCTCGTTCCTGGCACCATGAACCTTGCTCTGGATGATAACAAGCTGTTCATTCTTGGTGGCGACACTAAGCCGATCAAGCTTGAGTACTTCGGAGATTCCCGTACGCTTGAAGATACCACTGGCAAGATTAACAACGACATGACTGTTGATCTTCAGGTTCAGACCAAGATGGGTCTTGGTGTAGCTCTGAGCAACGCTTTTGGCGTATTTACTTTTAGTGATTGATATTAAAATTAAGTTTGAATGAAAGGTGATTTAGTTATGGCAAGAACCGCAACTAAGTCTTCTGCATCAACGGCGGCTTCCGTTAACACGACGGAGGCCGCTGAATTGATGAAAGAAGATGTGAATGCAAGAGAAGCAAAAGAAACAAAACTATTGGACAATGAAGAGGTTGCCATTGAGTCTCTCATCCCGAATGTCAGCTATTATGACTCAAAGACTGGCGATATGTATGAATGGGATAATGCTGGAGACATTGTTTATATGACTGTAGGTACGCTTAAAGATCTTTGGCGAACAAGCAAAGGATACTTTAGAAACATGTGGCTTAGACCGAGCGATGATCGTGTCATAAAACAGTTTGGCATGCAAAAGATTTTTGAGAAATATGAATATCTCATGGAGCCTTCTAACTATACAAGAGATAATGTTGGCGATATCATCAAAGAGATTAATGCTGCGCCAAACTCTTTAAAGAGTTCTTTGGTAAAGAAGATAATCAATATGGTGTCTGATGGCAAGATCACTGACATTAAGGTAATCCGGGATATTGAAAAATATTTTGATTTAGATCTCATTTCTCTTCTTTAATATGGAGAGGTGGTTATATGTCCACTTTATATGAGAAGGTGTATGATGCCTTTTTATCAAAGCTTCATAGTTATGATATAGCCGAAATGGACGACGAAGATGCAGAGGCGTATATGCATGATTTTCTTATTAGTGCAATCAACAATTTTCATGTTTGTAGAAAAGACCTCTCAGACCGCAACGATGAAGAAGCTTTGTTTAACATAGACCTCTCCTCTCTTGAGATCGAAATCTTGAGTAATTACATGGTGATCGCATACATTGATTCAAAATATGTGAGAACCCCCACTTTGTTGAAAGTTAGTCTAAGTTCGAGTGACTTTAACGCTTTTAGTAATGCAAACCATTTGTCTAAGCTGACAGATATGCAACAGCGTTTTCTTGGTGAGAACGAGGCATTGGTCACTCGTTATGCTTGGCTTGATTCGGAGTCTGGATCAAAGATTGAAAAGCTCAAAATAGGCTATGTGAGATAATCAAGGAGGTGGTGTGTCCATGGATAGTCTCGAAAGGTTTCGAAGAAAGATGAGCTACAGTGGCGGCTCGATTAGAGGGGAACATCTACAGGACAGCCGCAAACTTTTAAGAGAGGTTTTCCTTGATGATGCTTCTGTTATGCCTAACGTCTATATGTGGGCGCTTGGCAAGCTTGGTGCGGAGTCCTATATAAATGACAGGCCACTTATCATTCGGTTCTTTGATAGAAAGTTCTCGAATGCGAACGGATGGATGGTTCAATTTCAAACACCATTTATGATTCCTATTCTTGCTGGCGATATACTTTATGATTCTGATGCAGATATGTATTTGATATGCACGGAAGTATTTGATATTGATGGTATTCACTGGCAAGGTAAACTAACACAGTGTAACTGGATTCTTAAATGGCAAAAAAAAGATGGAACTATTCTTGAGTATCCGTGTGCAGACCAAAACGCAACGCAGTACAACTCTGGTGAAACGGCAAATAGGCAGTTTACAATTGGCACAAGCCAACATTTGCTGATCCTCCCAAGAGATAATAATACTGTTAAACTAAAAACACCACAAAGGTTCTTTTTGGATAATGATTTCGAAAATCCAACTGCGTTTATAGTAACGCAGAATGATACGACTAGTTATGCATATGGTAAAAAGGGGCTCGTACGAGTAACTGTTTTTGAAGATCCTTTGAGGCCGGATGCAGATAGAATTGATTTAGGGATATGCGATTATATAGATCCGGCAAGCATTATCGAGGATAATGCACAAAACGTTTATGTTGCAAAGTCTGTAATTACATATAATACATTGGTTATCAAATCTGGTGGAGATATGCAAACATTTATTGGTGAGTTCTATGATTCAGATGGCAACAAGGTGGACGATGTTAATGGCAAGTGGAAATTAGTATGCGACTTTGAAGATAGTTTGGAGGTAGACGAATCCAACAATCAAATAAGAATTGGCATAGACAATGACGACTATGTTGATGAAGAGTTCAAGCTTGTATTTTCTGATGAAAATAATAAATACTCTTCTTACGTGATTGTAAAAGTTGATTCGTTATTATAATGGCTAATAGCACATTCATTGGAAACGCAAAGTCCAAAATTATAAAAGACCTTATTAAAGACCCGACTATAGTCGCAACAATTGACAGTCCAGACGTAAGTCCATCGACGCCGGAAAAACTTATTAATACGCATATCTTTAATTTCAACCAAAACCCATACACTATTAATAAGGCGATTACTTTTGTTACAGTTCAAGTACACATCAATTTCAATGATTCTTTCTTCTCGAATGATATTTATATTGAACCAGAAGTGGAGATATGGATTGTCTCGCACGAGAAGCATATGATAGTAGATAATATTCCTAAGGTGACAGAAAACAGAAATGATTATTTGTCAAAACTGATAGATAGAAAGTTTAATGGAAAATCCGGCCTTGGCCTCGGTAAGTTAAAGCTTATATCTAACGTTGAAGGAGCATTCCAGGCCGATTACCTTTATAGGAAGATGGTATTTAGAGGATCAGACATAAATAATAGTTTGTGTGAAGATGAGGATGAATAATGGATGGTGTGTATGAAATTAGTAAACTAAAGCTTTATCGTGGCTCGGACATTAAAATCAATGACAACATAAGTGTTGCCAACCCTACTCTTGCATCCATAGTAGATGATTTTGACGAGCAAAAATATTTTCAAGCCGTACACTCATTATGCGCTTCTGGTGCAGACCTAAAGTGGCAATTGTGGGATGCGGGGATAGACTATACTAAAATAAGTGATTATGACTTATTTTTAAAGTATACAAGGTTCCTATTGTCTAATAGGAAGAATAGTATTATGAGGCTTTCGAATGAGGAAACTCTTTCTGTTATGTCGAGCGAACAAATAAACGAGCTTGACTTTAATCCGCTTTTCCTGACTCTAAAGTATTCAGATGGGACGCCTGTTGATCTTGCGTTTTTCGATGAATACTATAGAGAGGATACAGATGAGAATGTTCTATACAATAGAGACAAGGATGTTGTTATAGATAGGTTCGTCTTTTCTCAAATAGTTACTGCCGTTAGAGATATACATTTCCTGAAAAGGAATAATGAGATTCCGGGGAACAAAACGACAAAAATGATTTTGATAGAAGATGCAAAAGAAGAATATTTGGCAAATAAAGACAAGCCATACGAGAGTGTTATACTCCCTATGATCTCTGGTTTGTCTGTTAAGTGTGGGCAATGTGGAAGTGATTCCATTTGGCGAATGCCCATCTATGCTTTGTTGGAAAACATTCGGAGAGTGTTTAAGATACAAGATGCCACCCTTCTGTTGCAAGGAGCCTATTCCGGGTTTGCAAGTCTAAAAGATGTTGATAAGAAAAGGTTAGATTGGCTATCAGCCGTTTAATCTATATTAAAAGAAGCTAATAATTACATTTATTGGTTTACACAATTCCGAATGAGGAGGAATAATATCATGGTTAATATTAATGAACTGATTCTTGATAGAGTCCGTTATGCTACCCTTCATGATTTGGCTACTGACGAAATGACCATGCGTCTTACTTCCATTGAAGATGGCTCTCTTCAGACTTCTGCTGAGGGACAAGAATTGACGGATGCTGTCGGTGCTCTGATTACTACTATTTATCGTTCTAAACGTGCTCAGTTTAGCGGTAACAACTCCCTTATCTCCATGGATCTGCTTGCTGCTCAGTATGGTGATAAGAAGGAAGTTGCAACCGATACGAAGACAATCAATATGCCTGTTGCTGAGATCCTGACCGTTGCCAATGGCAAGGTAACTCTGAAGCATGAGCCTATTGAGAACACTATTAAGTACATCTACAAGCTTGAGAATAAGCAGGTGGCTAGTAAGTATACGAAGGGTACTGAGGCAAGCGCTTCTGCTTTCGCCATTTCTGGCGCTGAAATCACTGTACCTACCGACATGAAGGCTGGCGACAAGGTATTCGTAGAATACGAATATGCTTCCAAGACTGCCAACAAGGTTGATAACCGTGCTTCTAACTTCCCCGAAGCTGGCAAGCTTATCATTTATGTTCTGTTCCGTAACATTTGTAACGAGAACGAGAAGTATGCTGGTGTTATTGTTTGCCCGAAGGCGAAGATTGACCCCGAGTCTGTAGAGCTCAACCTGACCTCTGACTCTAGCCATCCGTTTACCTTTAACATGATGCAGGAGTACTGCGCAGAAGAGGGCGATGACGAGCTGTTCTACTTTGCAGTCGCTGAAGACGACGAAGATAACGAATAATTTGTGTTATCATGAATAAGGAGGGAACTAAACATTCCCTCCTTTTTTTTAATTAATTTGAAGAGGTGATCTCATTGAGTAAAATAAACGCATACTGTAAGATATGTGGACGTGGGTATCATATGTGTCTGTCATGCAGAGACTATGCGAAGTTGCATCCATGGCAATCTGATACTGATACGTCTGAACATTTTAAAATATTTCAGTTATTGCGTGCATATAATAATGGAATATATACAAAAGAAGATGCATGCGAACGACTTAACAATATTGATATAACGGACAAAGATACGTTTTTAGATAATATTAAAAACAGAATTAATGAAATACTAAGCGTAGAAAACGAATTGGGCGAAGTTGAACAATCGGTTAACACAACTCCGAGAAGGAAAAGATCGAAAAAGCAAAAGCTCAATGAACATATAAGTTTGAATGAAAGTGATAATGATATTGAGGGGAACTGATTATTCAAGCTTTGGATAACTCTGTTCCCCTATTTTTTACTAAAAGGTGCAAGAAAAAATGAGAACGACAAGTGATATTACAGGAAGTGTATATGAGGCGGAAGACTGTGTGTTTTTTAGAAATGTCTACCAGTCCGCATTTTATATTAAGAATGGCGCAAGGTTAATTGACTTATTTGTTGATAGTTCTACAAAACTTGTTTTTGTCTTCTTGAAAGAAGACCATAGAAAGTTAATTAAACTTTGGATTAATAACAAGATGGTTAACGATGAAGAACGCGGGAAAGATTTTTGAGGAAGACTTCAAGAAATCTGTGCCATCATATTGTTATTTATATAGGTTAAAAGATTCTGCACAAGCATTTGGCAAAAATACGAACCTTAGATTTTCATCTAAAAATCCATGTGATTTCTTTCTATTCGATACAAAGGATAGAGTTTTTTATGGATTTGAATTGAAATCGACCAAGGAGAAAAGTATATCATTCGAATACATAGACAAGCCAAATGAATCAACAAGAATGGTGCATAAACATCAGATTCTAGGTCTATTGGATTTAGCGCAATATGATAATATCTGTGCTGGGTTTATGTGTAATTTTAGGGCTGACGATTCTCAAAAGCTATACTACATTGATATAAATAAATTTATGAAATTATATAATGGTATAGAAAAGTGTAGTTTTAATCAAAATGATTTGTTAATGTATGGTGCTATCGAAATCGATGGAACGAAAAAAAGATCTCATTATTTATGGGATATAGGAAAAGTATTTAAGTATGAAAGAGGTAATAGATTATGAATGAATATACAAATGGCGAATACTATAACTTTGATTCTAATGAAAACATCCAGTTCAATTATAATAGTAATCCGAGCGCTTATGCATTACAACTTTTTGTTGATAAGGTTGTTAGTATAATCGCAGATAAAGATTTTTATCATCCACTTTTAAGAGATGTCATTTTCAATTTCGTTTTAATAAACGATTTTTCTGATGTTGATATTGATAAATTAAAAGATGGAGAGATTGATGAAATAGAAAGATTTGTAAATAGTAATACTATAGCTGCCGTCATCAAAGATTCTTTTGGCACAGAGCTTGTAGATAAGTTGAACGATGCAATTGACGATGTAATTGCGTATAAGACTGGATTCAATCCAAATAGTTTATCTAAAGGGTTTGCTAAACTTCTGATGAAAGTAAATGATTATGTTGCTAAAACAA